TACCCGCAGGTCGGTCACAAACACCGCCTTCTCATCGTCCAAGTCGACCGAATACAGAAACGCGTTGGCCTTGATCTCGTTGTTCGACGCCAGATCCACCTCGCCCGTCTGCGCCTTCGGGTTCGGGAAATTGATCGCCTGCCCCGCAAACACCAGGTCGAAGTACGCCCGGTTCTGGTCCACCACCGACACCCCAGACGAGCTCCACGCGATCTTGTCCGTGTTGAAGAAGTCCGCACAGCGCCGGATGTCGCCATACCGCTGCACATCCCAGAAACCGATCCACCGGCAGCCCGTGTCCGAATTGATCGACGACAACGGCTGCGACGTGTCGAACAACACCCGCGCCGGATTCGGCCGCACCATCCGCACCCCCTCGCGCTCAATCACCGTGCCCAGCCGCAGCGGCTTGTCCTCGCCCTCCAGCGTCGCCGCGACCGCATCCGCCCCGTTGTACGTCTCCGGCACCACCTGCGTCTGCGTGCCCACATCCCACGCGCCCGCCGGAAACAACACCGTGCGATAACAGAACATCGCGTGCACACACTGCCGGTGCTCGTGCCGGTAGCCGTAGCTGTCGACCATCACCTCGGCGTACTGGCTCATCGCCTCGCCCCGCAGTTTGTCGACCATCGACGTCCCGCGCACATCGTATTTGAAAAACGGCCGCAGCGCGTCGTACTTGTTGTTCTGCGCATTCGCCCGCCGCGAGATGAAGCTGCGCCCCACATTCACGCACACCTCGTGCAGCCGCGGGATGTTGACGGTCGTCTTGATGTCCTCTGGGTCACCCGGCTTGGCCCCGTTCTTCCGCTCGATGAACTCCGCCGCGCAGTCCAGTGTGCTCAACTCGCGCGCCACCGTCTCCACCTTGATCTTCCCCTGCGCATACGCCATCAGCGGCACATTCTCCGGTAGGATCGGCTGCGAATCCATCATCAGATCCACCGAGGCAAAGTGCCGGTAATTCTTGTAGCACTGCCGCCGCCCATCCTCGATCAACCCGCTCACCCACTTCGTGAACGCGACCTTCTTCGCATGCAACGTATCCGCCGGCCGGGCCTGGCCGTCCGGCCCCGTGCCCGCCGGCTGCGCCAGAAAGAAGGTCCGCAGCTGGTTGTTGCTCGTGCCAAAATGCTTGAGGACGCGCGGATCAATCATGATGCAGCCTTCATCGGTTGATCGGAAATCGTCGGAAACACCGACACCCCGAAACGGAAATTTTCCAGAAAGTAGAACCATACCGCCACCGGCCCCGGCAGCTTCATCACATCGGTCTGGTCCGCGATCGTCAGATAGTGCTCCATGTTGCCCGGCGCCCACTGGATCATCTCCGCCAGTTCAAACGGCGTCATGTCCCACATCGCGCACAGCTTGCGCACCCGCGTCGCGCTCCACCCCTCGTGCACCCGGTGCGCCTTCCAGTGCTGCGCCAGCAGCCGCCGCATCGGCGTGTCGTTCGCCGACCGCAGGTGTTGGGCCTCCATCGCCGTGGGCGCCGTGTCACGGTTGATCTTCCAGACCCGCGCAAATTCATCCTCCCTCAACTCCGCCATGCAGTTGTGCATCGGCTCCGTCAGCATGAACGGCGGCTTCTCGATCGTGAACCCATGCCGCGCCAGCCGGCTCATCGCCACCGCCGCCCCCTTTGTCCGCTTCGCCCTCTTCGGCATCAGATCGCGGGTATTCTCCACCATGATCTCACCGGTCGCCGTCCGCGTGTAGCAGTTTCGCACCAGGATCAATTTCCGGAACCGGTGCCCCGTGAACCGCAGCGCAATCAGGCAGCGCCCCGAATCCCGATCTGACTCTTCGCTGTAGCTGGGAGCGCGCGGCAGCCGCTTCGCGTTCTCATACTCCAGCGCCGGCCAGGGCCTGTCCTTCGTGCGTTTCACGCGCCCTTCTTTTTGCTCATCACCCCGAGCACGCTGTCCTTCAACACCGCATCCTCCCCGCTCTCCTCCGCGGCCTCGGCGCGATCCGCCCCGGCCACCGATTCCACCGCGTCGACATCGAACGTCGCCCGCTCCTTCAAATTCTCCACCAGCGTGACCTCGAGCGTCAACGTCAGCTTGTCGCCGGGCTGGCGCTCGGCCAGCGCCTCGGCCAGCGCGGCGTGGTCCTCCTTCGCCAGCACCAGATTGTTGTTGAGCGCCATGTGTTATGGCTTACACGCCCTCACATCCGAATCAAGGGCGAAGTTCCGTCAACCGCGCCTCGCCCCCCACCTCGGGCCCGCCCGCCGCCCCGCCCATCTCGTGGTGGTACACCACATACGTGCTGCTGTCGAAGGCGTGCTTGTGCCGGCTACCCTTCTTCGGCGTGTACGGCTTTTCCGGATCCACCTCGATGTTCTCGAACATCGCGATGTGCCGCACGCACCGCGCCGACACCACCACCAACTCCGCCTGGAGCCGCGAGATCGTCATTTTCACCCGCGCCATCACGCTCCCATCCGGCTTCGGGCACGCCCGCAGCCGCACCGGCCGCTCGCGGAATACCCGCTCCTTCTCCGGTGCCTCCGGGTTCGCGTAGATGACGTGGTTCAAGTGCGGATACCGCTCCGGATGCTCCTTCAATTCCTTCGCCACCTCCTGCTCCAGCTTCCGCGCGTCATACGTCCCATCCGGCCGCATCTGGTCAAAGCTCGCCGAGTCGGCAATGTGGTTGAAGTGCAGTTTTTTCCCCGTCCGCCCGCACCAATAGTTCATCCGCCCAAGCAGCATCGGCGCCACCTCCGGAATCGGCACGTACTTTTCCACCAGCACAATCTCGTCGAACCACGACGTCAGCTCCCCTTTCTTTGTCTGCAACCGCTCCTCAAACGTGATGGCGGTGTTGGCCGAGCCGATGTCGTACCCCACATCGATCACCGCCCCGCTCGGGATGATGAACTGCTTCTTCTCAATCGACCCCCGCACATGCAGCGCGCGGCGAAAATACTCCGCAAACAACCCCTTGCCCGTCGGCTTCTTGATCCACAGCCCCTTGATCAACCGATCGTAGGCCGTCGGATCCGTCCGGCAGGCCTCCATCACCGTCGCGATGTACTCCTCCTTGTTGTCCATGAACGTATTTTCCGTCATGGGCAGATGGAACACCCCGTAGTCCTTCCGCTTCTTCGGCAGTTTGGCCGAAGGATCGTCGAACCCCGTGAAAAAACGCTGATACACCCAGTGGTCCTCACCCTCGTCGGGCGGATTGCAGGCCCCGAGGAACTGCTGCGGATGGATCCCCGGCAGGCGCCCCAGCTGCTGGATCGTGTCGGTGAAATACCGCTCGTCGTCCGTCTCCGTCAACTCATCGAAAAAGAAGAACGAGAACTCCATGCCCTTCACGCGCTCCTTGATCTGGTCCGCGTGCTGCATCGATTTCAGGAAGCACATCGACCACCCGCCGTGCACGTTCTTGATCCACACGTAGCGGTTGCGGCCGTCGTCCATCTTGAACACAAACTCGCCGCCCTTGCCCTCGCCCTGCAGCCCGATGCCATCCTCCCAAATCTGCAGCACCTTCTGGAACTTCGTCCACGCCCCGCCCAAAATCGCGCTCGAGCGCGTCACCACCGTGATGCACGCCATCGCCCCGTCGTGCTCGTACAGATGCTTCACCAGCTTGTGCAAACACGCATACGTTTTGCCGCTCCCACGCTCCCCGTGCGCCAGCATGAACTTCTTGTAGCACTCGAAAATCTCCCGCCCCACCTCCCCCATCGGCGGCTCCCAAAACTCCTCCTTCTCCGCCGGCGCCTTGCCCGGCGGCGGCTTCGTGTACTCGTCGTCGATCTGCAGCTGCTCCTCCGCGAGGAGATCGACCAACTCCTGGTGCCGGTTACGCCTCGCCATGGTTGCGTTTGATTGCGCCGTCCGCCCGTCCCAAACGCGCCGCCATCGCCGCAAACGCGGCGTCGAGCTCCGCCAGCGTCGGCACGAAGATCATGCCCGTGGTATAGGGGCCCACACAGAGAATGGCCCTCGGCTCGGCCACGTGCGGCGAGCGGAGGCAGTGGAATCGGGCGACCTTGCGGGGTGTGCCGTCGCGCCGGAGTTTGTGGGTATCCGTTTTCATGTTACTAGCCGCCTCCGTACAATGTCGGCCGCCAGGCTCAAAATCTCGTTCTCAATCCGCTCCTGCAGCTCCCGGTTCGGCAGCATCGTCACATTCAGGACCACCGAGTCATCGCCCGCGCGCACCCCGATCACCGTCCACGCATCGCAATGCTCGCTCATCACCGGATTCACGCGCCCCGCCAGCGCCTGCAAATCGTGCAGCAACTGCTCCTCGCTCAACTCGGATTCGTCGTCAGCCATGGGCGGCCTCCTTCGGTGCGCCATCCTGCCGCACGAGTCGCAGCGTCGGCTTCTTCATCCGGTTACTGCTCTGCTGGATCTTCTGCGCGCGATCGGCAATCAAGAGCCGCGTGTGCGCCGCCGCCGTCGCCTCCTTGTTGAACTTCTGCATCTCCTTCGCCAGATCCATGAACCGCGCGTGCAGGAACATCACCCGGTTCTCATCCCGCTTCGCCGCCCCCACCCCCTCCACCGGCTTCTCCATCTCCGCCTCCAGTTGCTCGGCCACATCCGCAAACTGCCGGCTCACCTGCGCAAAGCAGAACGCCATGCCACCCTGCATCGCATCCATCATCCGCAGCACGCCGCGGCCCACCCCGCTGCCCTCAAACTGCTTCATCAGCGCCAGCGTCTTCCCCTCCTTCACGCCGACCCCCTCCCAGTCGAATTTCTGCAGCTTCACGTTCTGGTCGGTGAACGCTTTCGCGAGGGCGTGGTCGCGCGGGCTCACCCCTTCCGGCAGCCCCAGATCCACCGGCTCTGCCAGCTCGACATCGAGCTTCATCGGCACCTTGTCCCGCGTGTACGACTCCTCGATCGTGCGATCTGGGCCCGCCGGACTCTGGCGCATCACCCCCCAGAGCGCCACCAACTCCGGACTCTCCTGGATCGCCGCATCCAGCTCCTCGCGCGAAAGCCCGAGCTCGGCGGCCGCCGCTTCCCTCACCCCTTGGGCGACCGCCATCGCGCGGTGGATTTTGGCTGTAATGGCAGGTGTAGGCATGGTCGCGTCAGCAGTCATCAGCATCCACGGCAACCGCCCTGCGTCAACAACCGGCGCAGCTGGCCCGCCATCCGGTCTGCCCGCCGGCCCTCCCGCAGCGCCTGCGCCTCCGCCTGCTGCGCCCGCCGGTGCAGCCGCTGGAACGACCGCCGCAGCAGCCCCACCTCCGCCACCGTCACCGCCGCGGCGTCGAGCCAGCACTTGTGGTAAAGCCGCGGCGTCGTCAGCATTTCCGCCACCCGGTCCTCGAGTCGATCGCTCTTCATCGCAGGCCCGCCATGGTTTCCGCCGCGCGCTTCAAGTCGCCCCACGTCAGCTTCCGCGTCATCGACACGTGCAGCGGCGGCCACTCCTCCGACGCCCAGTCCTTGGTCTTCTCGTAAAACGGCGCCAGCGCCGTCTTCGCCTGGGTCAGCTGCGCCTGCACCGCCGCCAGATCGCCCTCGTGCTGCGCGGACGTCTTGCGGTGACCGGCAATCTCCCGGTCGCGCTCCGCCAGCTGCTCGCGCAACCCCGCCAGTTCCGCCTGCGCGGCATCGAGCGCCGCCTGCAAGGCCCGCGCGTTTGGTTTCTTCGTTTTGGTTTCCATGGTCAAAAGGGTACGTCCTCGTCCAGATTCTCCATCTTCTGCTGCACCGGTGCCGCACTGCGCGACGGCCGGGCCGCCGGCGCCGCGGCCGGCGGTGCACTCCGCGGCTCGGCCTCGGGCGCTGCTGACTCCTGCTGACGTGGCGCCGCGCCCGCGTCATCCTTCCCGCCGATGAACTGGAATTGCTCCAGCACCACCTTGAGCCGGCTCCGCTTTTCCTTCGTCGTTTTGTCCTCCCACGTGTCCAGCTTCAACCGGCCCTCCACGTAGAGCGGTTTCCCCTTCGTGAGGTATTTCGCGATCGTCTCGCCCTGCTTGCCCCACGCCTCCACGTCAATGAACACGACCTCCTCTTTGGTCTCGCCCGATTCGAGTTTGAACGAGCGGTTGATCGCCAGGGAGAAACCGCAAATTGGGGTTCCCTTGGGCGTGACTCTTAATTCTGGATCACGGGTTAAATTTCCCATGAGCATCACTTTATTTAGGTTAGGCATTGATATGTTTCCATGTCTTTCGGCGCAGGATGTGCCGTATGTTTGTTTTTGATACGTGGAATTTTTTGGCGATGGAATAGCACGAGACTGTCTTTCCGGCAGTCGCCCGAATTTCCCTGACGGCGGCTTCGTCCAAAACAGCGCACCCATGGGCCTCACCTCTCGGTGTGCTTTCTGGCTTTGTATAATGCCCGCTTGTAGCTCCTTGGGCGCGAGTTCCATGGCGAATCTTGTCGGCCTCGTTCTCCTCCCTGGTGGCCCAGCGCAAATTATCGGGCCAGTTATGCAAGCTGTTCCCGTCATTGTGCGCAGCAAACCTCGCTTCCGGTCGCGGTCCATGAAACACCTCGCAGACGAGAACGTGAACCCGGAGCTTCACCTTCACATTGTCGCGACTCAGCGTGACATTCGCGTATCCGTGTTTGTCGATATGCTGCACCAACACTCGGCCTTTCCATTTTCGGCCGTCACGAAGCACCGAAGGCACACGCCGAACATTACCTTCGGACGAAACCTCGTAAAGGCCCTCGTAGCCAGTAATCGGCCTCCAGACATCTTCAAAATCAAAGCTCATGGAAAATTAATACGCTGGATCAAACTCATCCTGCTGCGCCTGCACCGGCTGCGCCACCACCGCCCCCGGCTTCCGCTTCGCCCAGTCATCCCCCTCGGCCGTCCGCCGGAACTGTCCGCCGATCTCCACAATCCAGCCGTCCTTGAGGAATTGCAGCCGCATCCGCTCCAACGAACGATCGGAAATCTTCGTCGTCTCCTGCGCCCGCCGGTACACCACTGGCCGCGCCACCGGCGCTGACGTCGACGCGGGATAAAAACTCACCTGCTCCTCCCGCGAATACTGCTCCCCATACGACGTCGGCCGCTTTTCCTTCTGCTTCGCCTTCTTTTCCGCGCGACGCGTCGCCGCCTGCTCCTGCCAGTCCGGCCGCAGCACGTGCATCCCCCGGTCGTCGCTCCACGAGAACCGCGGCCCGTTGTCCTTCCGGATCGGAGCCCCGCGCTTCTTCGTCGCCCAGATCACCGTCACCAAATCGGCATCCATCTCCAGCTGCAGCACCGTCTCGGCCTTCCGCTCCAAATGGCTGCCCAGATGCCCGCGTGATTTCGCTTCCTTCCCCGGGTTCAAATGCAACACCCCCATGATCGGCGTGTCGTGCTTGATCGCCAGCATGTGCATCCGCGCGATGAACGGGAAACACTCGCTCTCGTCATTCGGATTCACCACCAGATCCGCCCAGCCATCGATGATCACCGCGAACAGCTTGCCGTTTTTGCTCTTTCGCGCGTGCAGCGCAATCGCCGTCTCCACCAGATGCCGGCACTCCTCCGCACTCTTCCCCGTCAGATGGTAGCTGTGCAGCCACGCCGGTTTCTCCGTCTTCCCCGCCCGCTTCATCGAACGATGCAGCAGCTTCTGGAAATCACCCTTGCTCTGCTCGGTGTCGAAATGCAGCAACGGCTCCTCGCCATAGTTCGGCCCGGTGAACCCCAGGCAATCCACATTGTCCGTCAACCGCGACATCGCCGCCGCCAGCACGCCGCCAATCGTCGCCGACTTGCCCACGCCCGGCGGCGCCACCATCACCGCCAGATTCCCCGGCGTGCAAATCGGCACATCGCTCAACCGGAAGACCGGGTTCGCCTCGATGATCGTCTCGTGCGGGTCAAACGCACACGCCGCCAGCTGCGCCGAAGCGTTGCCCGCCCCGTCCACCACGCGCTCCAGCCGATCCTTCACCTGCGTCGCAAAATCGCGGATACCACCGCTGAAACTGTAGGCTTCCTCCACCGCCCCCGTCGCGCTCCGGATCAACTCCCGTAGAATCGACTGCTCCTTGACCTTCTCGATGAAGTACGAGGCCTGCGCCGTCGTCGGAATCCGGCTGCTGATCTGCGTGAGGAACGCATAATTGCCCACCTGCTCCAGCTGCCGCGTCGCCTTCAACTCCTCCGCCACCACCGAAATGTCGCACAAGCCTGTCCGCGCAAAGGTCGCCCGGATGCAGTCAAAGACGATGCCGTGTTTGTGATCGTAGAAATCCCCCGGCCCCAGCTGCATCTCCTTGCACCGCTCGATCACATCCGCCCCGTCGAGAAAACAGCACGACAGCACGAACTCCTCCGCCTCGAGGCTGTGCGGCAACACCCGGCCCACCACCAGGCCGGAAGGGCGCGCGGGCGCGCGGGGCGCCGGCACCGGCGGCCGCGGCGGTGGAGTGTTCTCCGGCTCGTCGAGATCGAGATCAAAACTCATCGGAAGCCCGTGGCGAACAGCCGCCGTTGATGTTTCGTCGCCTGTTCATGGGTCATCAGTTCCGCCTCGATTTTGTGCCGCCGCAGCCAGTTCATCAGCCGGATGGAGCACAGCCCCCGCTCCCGCCGCTCCTCGATCACTGCCAGAATCTTTTGCGCCTGCCCGCGCCACTTCACCATCTCCGCCTCGATTCCGTTTTCGACCAGGGCCTTCAACTGCTCGATCGTCGGTGTCCGGGCCTCCCAGAGCGTCTCCGGATGGTAGTTCGCCAGCTCCTCATGCCCCAGCACCACGCCAAACGTGAACGGATCAATCCGCGCCACCCGCCGGTTGGCATTCTTCAAAACCTGCTCCCGCAGCGAATCCAGCAAATCACGCGACGCCTCCGCCGCGATCGTCAGTAGATCACCCTGCTTCCCCTTCGACATCTTCACCTCGTCCGGATTGGCGCTCACGAGCGACGCCGGCGCCGCCAGGTCGTGCTTCTCGTGCAGCCACAGCGGATCCAGCACGAGCACATGCGGCTTCGCCGACGCCGCGATAATCGCCCGCCGCTCCTCCGCGCTCGCCGCCCCGTTGAGCGCCGGCACGATCGCCCCGAGGGGCCGCGTGCCCCGGCCCACCATCTGCGTGTAGAGCGCCCGCACCGCCGTCGGCCGCAGGATCACGAGGGCGTCGATGTCGTCCTGGTCGAAGCCCTCGGTGAGCAACATCGCGTTCCACAACACCTGAATCTCGCCCCGCTTGTAGGCCTCGATCTTCTGCTTCCGCTCCTTGTCCTCGCCCGCCACCCAGTCGACCGACTTGAACCCGGCCTTGATCGACACCTCCACCATCTTCCGCGCGATGTCCACCGACGGCGTGAACCCCAGAATCCGCCGGTCCTTCGCGTGCGACCACACCTCCGCCGCGATGTCTGCCATGAACGGCTCGATGCGATGGGCCACCACCTTCAAATCCAAATCCGTGTCGCCGTCCGTGTTCTTCTTCGTGCCGATGCCGTTCAGATCGATCTTGATTGAGATGGGCTGAATCTCCACCCGCACCAGCCAGCCATCGTTGATCGCGGCCAGCATGTTGTACTCGGGCTGCACGATCCGCTCGTAGAAATCGCCCAGCATCTGCTTGTCGCCGCGGTCCGCGGTCGCCGTCACGCCCAACACCCGGGCATTCGGGAAATGCGCCAGCACCTGCATGTACCCTGTCGCCAAAGTGCGATGCGCCTCATCGATCATCACGAGTCCGAAATGGTCCTCCGGCCAGCCCAGCAGGCGCTCGCCGCGCAGCGTCTGCACACTCGCCACCACCACGTCATCATGCAGCGACGCCCGAGCCTGCGCCTTCTCCAGCCCGGCCTCGACGCCGCCCAGCCGGCGAAACTTGTCGATGCCCTGCGTCAGCAACTCGTCCCGGTGCGCCAGCATCAGCACCCGCTGCTGCGAGCGGGAAAACGTCTTTGCGACTCCGCCCATAAGCACGGTCTTGCCCGTACCCGTCGCCGACACCACGAGCTGCCCGCGCAAAAACTCATCGCCGGCCCACGCCTCGATCGCGTCCTGTATCATGCCCGCCTGATACGGCCGGGCCCCGGGCACCGTGTAATAATCCGGCGCCGGCAGGAGAGTGGGTGCAAGGTCGAAACCTTGCCGCGCCGAAGTTGACGGAGGCTGGGTCATAGCTCGACCGGCTCCTCAAGTTCTTTGCCTTTGGCAGCCTCGGCGTCGCGCCACCCCTGCGTTGGCAGCGTGTCCGGCATCTGCCGCGTCCGCCCAAAGCGGTCGGTCCGCCACACCTCGCCATCGCTCCACACGACGGTCGTCTCAGTTTCAGCCACGAGCCTCACAGCTCCACCTCCGCAATCACGTCATCCTCGGGCGGAGTGTAGTCGATCACGTAGGGTTCAATCCGCACGTGAATCCCTGGCCGGTCGCCGCGCCCGCGCACGTAGGTCTCGGCTGTCACATGGGCGTCGTCAGCCCAGAAGCCCAGTGCCGTCAGCACATCTTTTAACATCTTGGCGAGGTTATCCCCATCAGGCCGCGTGATCTTCGGCAGCCACTGCGGCAGCTTGCCCTTCTTCCGCTTTGCCTCGTCGGCCTTATTCCAGTAGAACGTCCACGTCACGGTCAGCTTCAACGGCCCGGCCAGCGGCGCGGCCGGCGCGTGGCGGCGGAAATGCTCCGTCAACTCCTCGCGGGCGCTCTTCACCTTGCCGGTCTCGAAGAACGAGATTGTGTGCTTGGCCACGAGCTTGCCGCGTTTGCCCATGCGGAACCCCGCGTCGCGCGCCGCCGCACTCTTGTGCTGCGCCGTCGCCGTCGGCGGATGACAGTCGATGAAGGCTTCGATGATCATGGCGCGGCCCTCTCTGCGCGACGCGCCAACGACGCCACAAAGATCCACGACGCACGCTCGCCCTCGCGATACGGCGCCTTCACGACAATGCGCGCCACCCCGTCCTCGACTTCGATCAATCCGGCCTCCTCCGGAAGATCGTCTTCTTTGATGAGTCCCGCCGGCGCAGCGAAATAGTATTCGTTCGAAATGCGCAGCGCCGAGTCCCGCTTTATCGATTTGCGCATCTCCCGGTTAAAGTCCGACCGCGACACCTTGATCTCGATCGCTGTGCGGATGAGTCCGCTTGATGGGTATGTTCCCATCACCCACGCATCGAGATAACGCTCGCTCCCTGGTGCGTAGCCTGTCCCGGCGCGGAACTCCTCCAGATAAACGGAATTGTCTCCGCGGTTCGCGAATAGTGCGCGCAGGGCGGTATGAATTTCTTTCGATGTCATGGCGACAGCGGATTCTCGTCCGCCGAATAAAAATGCTCCTCGCTGTTGATCGGCGGCGCCATCTGCCCCTTGGCTGAATTCGCACCCACCTCCAGAATCTGGATGTTGTCCACGTGGTAACCCCGCCAGCTCTGTATCCGGTCGATGGACGCGCTCCCCTTGGTCCGGCCCACCATCTCGTGAAATCCGGTCAGCTCGCACCAGCTCACGAACCACGTCTTCGGAATATCAAAGTCCAGCCCGCGCCGCCGGGCCGACTTCTTCAAATTATTCCACAGGTGGTGCTCGATGAACTTCTCTCGGAACACGCGATCGTGGCAGCCGTGGCACTTGTTCTTGTGCTCGCCGGCGGTCTTGCCGCACCCAGCCACGACACAGATGCGTCGCGCCTTCATGCGGTGGGGGCCTGGGTGGACAGCTTCGCCATGGGAAATCATGTAGGGTAGTGACGACTGCTGATGACTGCTGACTAGGCGACGAGCGTCAACTGTTTGCCGGTCTTGCGCGTGATGAGCGTGCCAAACCGGTTGTTGAATTGCGCCTCGCCCGAGTCGCCCTTTTTCGATTCGACCGGAAGGCCGAGCGACTTGGCGAACGCCTTCTCGATCGCGGCCGGCGAGAGATCCATGCACGCATACGCCAGATCCTCCGGCAGCGATTCGGCGATCTCCTCCCACGCCTTGGGCTTGCCCTCGGCCGTAAACTCGCGGGCGCCGTTCCAGTCCTTGAGCAGCACCTTCACGCCATCCTCGGTGGTGAATTCACCGGACTTCTCGGCGTGCTCCTTCAACAACTCCCACGCCTTTTTCAGCTTGGGCTCGAGCAGCTTCTTGGCGACGCCCCACTTCACGAGGGTGGCGGCATCGGGTTGGGCTTTGACGGCGTCGAGCGCCGCCTGGGTCAGGGTCATCTTCATGGTTTCTTTTTCCTCGTTGAGCGCCGGGCACTGCAGGAGTTCACCCGCGAGGCACCAACGGCATTGTTTGATTCCAGTGTCGAGGGTCATCGAGTCCTTGAGCGCGGCGTCGACGCTCCCGACGAGCAGCGCCACAAACGTCTCGATCGTGGCCGCGCTGATCAACTCGCCCACGTCGTTCCAGATTCCGCGCTCGTCGATGATGACCGCGCTGATCCGCTGCCCCTCGCCCTCGCGCACGCGCGGCTGCACGATGCGCCCGCGAATCCGCCGGAGCGGAGTGTAGGCCATTTTGAACAGGGCGGCGTAGCCCAGCACCTGCCAGTTGCACTCGGCGGCATCGACGACGTTGCTGCCGGATTTCAAATCGTCGAAGTTGAGCGCGCTCACATCCGGCGCGACGGCGGAGACGTCGCAGTGTCCGGAAAGCCAGAAGTTCGGAAACTCGTACAGCAGCTCGGCCTCGACCTCCATGGCCCAGTCGCCCGGGGTTTCCTCCATCACGGCGCGATGGTAGTAGTCGACGATCCACTCCGCGAACGAATCGGGTTTGAAGTCCTTCGGGATGCGCGGGGCCGGCAACCCACCCTCGGGCGGCATGGCGCCGTGCTTCTGCACAAACCGCATGGCGGCCTGGTAGTGGCACCACTGCCCCTCCCACGAGGCGGAGTCATCGACCTCCACCTCGCCGAGCTTGGCATTCAAAGTCCGCGACGCCGGGCAGCTGATGAGTTGGTCGAGCGACGAGCAGCGCACAACCGGTTTGCCATTGAGGAGTTTCATGCGGGAAAAGCGTTGTGTTCGATCCCATCGAGCAGCCGCCCGGCGACGAGTTTGCCGACCTTATGCGCGGTAATTGGACCGGAATGCGGATCGGGATGAGTGCCGAAATTAACGCGCGCCGGGCACCGCCCAGTGTAGAACAGAGTTTTCCCGGTGGCGGCGGAAATGTAGTGTGTGGCGCCGTTGGAAGCGATCTCGCCCGGCTCCCACTCGCCCCACTGCTTAAAATGGAAAGGCACGCCGGCCGCCGCGCACTGGTCGCGCAACGAACGCGCCCACGCCGGGTGCATCGGCCGCGCGCCGGGGCCGGACTCGCCGCCGCAGATGACCCAATGAATGGGGGCTGATCCGAGCACGTATCCACCATCGCACAGATCGTCCAAGTGCTCTTCAATTTCGACCGGACCGAGAAGAGGCTCGCACGACAGGAAGCGGACGCGGGCCGGAATGTCGATCAACTCAGGGATTCGTTCGTCGGCGCGCTGTTGGTCCTCGACGGTCGTGCCGAGCCACACGTTCGCGGGAGCGAGGCCGTGCTTCCGCCAGTCGGACAGCCACCCGGCGACATTGAGGTCGCCGAAATCGAAGTGGTAATCTTGGGCAGCCTCGATGCGTTTCGCCCAATTTTGCGGGCGCTTGGAAAGCAGCAGCCAATCCAAGTTTGATGTCGAGCGGACCAGAGCGAGCAGATCCGCCAGCCAGGCAATCGGCACCTCGTCGTCGAGCCAGTCAGAGAGGGAGGCGCAGAAGACGCGGGGACGCGCTCCGCTCGCAAGCATCGGTGCGTGGTGATTCCATTTTAACGGCTCCTTCCAGTTCGCGTGACTCGTTCGCGACCGCGCCTGTCCTTTGCCCCACTTCACGCGGCCGTAGCGGGTATCCATCAGTGTCTCGGCGTAGCAATTGGCGCAGCCGGGGGAAACTTTGGTGCATCCGATCCATGGGTTAAACGTGTGATCGGTCCAAGAAATCTTTGAGTCCTTCATACCGCCTTTTTTTGTGGCCAACTTGTGGCCAAGTTTCGTAACCAGTTGTTAATTAACTGGCTGCCCGACATGGATTCGAACCATGACGGACACTGTCCAGCTTTTTTAGTTGTGCAATCTATTGCATCCCATAGGTAGGTAATGCAACGTCTTGTAACTTCTGTGGCCGTTTGTGGCCAAAACTTATGCAAGGAATCACCGTTTATCAGCGCACCGGACGACCGTGTTGGTTTGTCGCATACACGTGCCCAAAGCGCCGCAAGCGCGTCTTCGAATCCACCGGTTACCGCGTCGACGCCCTCGACTCCAAGCTCCAAGCCTACGCGTGGGCCCGCGAGAAAAGCCAATCCGGAATCGCGGTCGGCCTGCCCTCCAACCACGAACGCTGGGACGCCTGGGCGGAAAGCTGGCTGCGCGGCCGTTACCGCAACCGCGTCAAGACCCTCACCAGCTACCTCGGAGCATGGAAGCATCTTTCGTTCTTCCTGAACGAGCAGCAGATTTTTCTGCCCCGTCAACTGACATACCAGACCGTCGTGGACTTCGTGCATTGGCGCGAACAGCAGATCAAAAAACGCAGCAAGAAAAAGGTCTCCCGCAACACCGCCCTCCACAACGTAAAGGTGCTCTCCCGCCTGATGCGCGAGGCCGTGCGGCGCGGCTGGGCGCAAGGCAATCCGTGCCTCAAGCTCTCCGAAGATGTGCCGCCGGACGACATCCCCGACAAACCGGAGTTCACCGATGACGACATTGAGAAGGTCCGCGCCGAGCTCACTCGCCGCGCCAAGCTCGGGCGTCCTTCGGACTGGATGCCGATCGCCTTCGAAATCGCGCTGCACCAGGGCTGCCGCCTGAGTGCGTGCCAGATTCCGATGAGCCGGATCGACTTCGACCGCTGGACGGTGACGCTGCACGAAAAAGGAAACAAGGACTTCACGGTCCCCGTGCATCCCAATCTGCGGCCGATGTTGCTGCGCCTGCGCGACGAGGGTCGCACTGAGACGTGCGTGATCCCGCGGTTTGCCAGCCGGATTTTTTCCCGCGTCTTGCGCGACATCGACGACCAACTCTCGCACGCCGCCGGCCAGGCGCACCATTCGTTCCACTCGACGCGCGTGACGGTGATCACGCGCATGGCCCGGGCGGACATCCCCGAGCAGAAGGCGATGCGGTACGTGCATCATGGCAGTTGGGCAGTGCATCGGCTTTACACTAAACTGAAACCAGCCGACGTTGCGGGCGTGCACGAGGCGTTGGAACTGGCGCCGGTGCCTGTGCCGGCGCCTTCCGAAGCGCGCGGCTCGCGACAAAATTCGGATGTTTCTCCAGCCAAGCCCAAATCTTCTCCGGGCTCGAGTACCGGCCAGTGAAGATCAACGGCTCCTCGCCGGCCTGCGCAGCCATCCGGTTGGCTTTCTTGACTCCACGGATGACCCAGATGCCGACGTTGAGATAGGACGCGAGTTGGGGGGCATTGAGCAGTTTCATAATTCGATGGGATCGTCGAGACGTGCGGTGGTGCGGCCGGCGCATGACACCGGCGGCGAGTGGTACATGGTGACAGTCCAGCCTGTGCGCTTTCCGTTGCGCGTGCCGTCCATAAAAGCGCGCGACGATGAGCCGGCCTGAATTTCGATGCCAGGACCGCCGTTGATTCGCGCCTCGGGGTGTGCGCAAGACAGCCCCTTGCGGTGCACGCAGTCCGTGCACATGGACATCGCTCCGATGACCGGCGTGAATGAATGCAACCGCTCGTAGAGCCGAGGGTGCGGCTCGATGAGCTTATTTGAACAGTCGATACAGAGCCACAAGTAACGCAGCTCCGGCTTGTCGTTCTCGTCACACTCCTGCCAGAGCGTGAGGCCCGGCAGCAGTCGCATATCGTTCGGACGATGCACGCCGCATCCACTGCACCATCCGTAGGCGCGCGGTCCAGTCAGCGTCTCCGTGAGGCGTGGCCAGTTCTTGCTCACGCGATTCCTTCGATGGTGATACCCTGAGCCCGCAACCGATCGGTCGGAGACGGCAGGGATCTGCACTGCGCCTCGAACGCGGCCTCAATCGCCGCCGCGAAGTGCGGAGGCTTGGGCCAGCGGAGAATGTAGTTGTAAACGAAACACGGCTCTTGTGTGGAAAGCATGATGACGAGGACGCGCTTCCAGAAAATGCGCTCCCACTCCGCTTCTGTCTTCTCGCTCGGGGTCATCCGGCCCTCGTGAGCCATCTTCGACAGCATGCCGCGCATGCGGCCGAGCGCCTGCACGGAGCCGCACGCGCCGATGAGCGCAGCGATCGGCGGCCGCTTGTACTCGGTCCGCCGGGTGCCGGTGCCTTTGATCGTGCCGCCAGCCTCCAGCCGTTTGTTGGCGGCCCTGGCGCTCTTGATGGCGATGGGTGACATGAACGGGTTCATGGCTGAACTCCCATTGCGGCGCGCAGCCTTGCGATGCCGGTCTCCAAGTTATCGATGTAGTCGCGCGCTTCCGTCAGTTCTTTCTCGGCCTGCAGCCTGGCTGCGACGGCGGATTCGCACTGGCTGCGCGCGAACTCCAGCGCCTTCTCCGCGCGCTCGGCGCGGGCCTTCATCTCGTCGAAAGCGGTGAGCTTCCGCCGGACGTCCCGTGACTTCTCAACGATCGTCTCGCGCGAATCGTCGGTGTGGAAGCCCAGCAGCACACCGACCACGGCGAGCTTTTCCGCGGTGACCGACATGCCCTTGACGGCCTCTCGAAATGCCTCGTCGTTCATGCGCGCCGTTGGATGAGGTCGCAATGAGGCATCATCCGACGGCAACTCCGGCAACGCACCCAACCAGGAAGCAGTGGATCATTAACATCCTCAAGTGTGTCGGCTTCACAGTTTCCGCACACGAGCTTGGTTCTCACGCCTTCGGTGCGCTGGAAATCGACCTCGTCCAGTTCGTTGCACGTCTTGCCCCAGTACAGCAAAAACACGAGGGCGCAGACGACCATGAACGCGACCGTGATCAGCGCGATCAACGCCCAGCGAGGAAACGCGATGTCGCGCGCCAGCCATTCGAAGAGCGTGGAGATCATGGGAGCGGATCTTTTTCCGAAGACAACGGCTCCAGCACGAAAGCCGGGTCTCCGTCCATGCTCACCCCGACGCGCGGCCGGTAGTGGATTCTCTTGTACGCCTTCTTGAGGTGGTCAATCGCGCCGGTCGTCACGATGAGTGACTTCGACGACTTGTAGCTGCGCACCAACACACCGTCTTTTGAGAGGTTCAAGCCCAGCACAGGCCGAGCGTCAGGTGAGGACAACAGTTCGACGCGGGCGCCATCAGCCAGCCCCATCAGGGTTGCCGCGGGGTGATTGATGTAGAGCCGCTGCCGGCCTTTGGCCTGGCGCGAGAAGAGCACACGCGCCTCGGCCGGTGTGTGGCTTTCTTTCTCGACGAGCACTTTCCAGAGTTTTTTCACGGGGATAAAAAGGGCCGATGACTGTTGACGCGCACGCTCGGCCCAACACGTGCGACTGGGTTAATAAATCAGACTTCGACCTCGGCGGCTTCGACCTTGATGATGACCTTGTTCTTCACCTGCGGGTTCGACGCCGACGGCTGCTCCTCGATCGTGAAGGACAGGATGTCCTCGCTGACGACCGCGTATGGTTTCAACTCCGGCTTTTCCGGATCGAAGATGACGCGACCCAGGTCCGCGAGCTGCACGCGCTGGCCCTTGATCATCGTGAATCCACCGCCGAGCTTCGCCACCGTGACGCTCGTGTACTTCGGGTTGTTCTTGACCGGAGCGTTCTGGCACTGCGTCACGCAGCCGGCGACAGTGCGCGGCCAGACGGGAGCGTCGGGATCCTCGGCCGGCGCGGCTGCGGGCGGAGGGGTGACCGGAGCGGCCGCGGGCAACTCCGCTTGCTGCTCAACCACGGCCTCAACCTTCTTCGGCTCGGCCGGCGGGGGTTCACTGCTGACGGGTGCTGACGCTGTCGGAGCCGCCGGCTCATTGACCACCTCAACCTCTGCCGTCGCGACCGGCGCGGCCGCGGGCGCCGAAGCGGGAGCGGCAGCGAGGGCGGCGGCGCCCTTGTTCTTCTTCGGGAGCGCGGCGCGTTTCGGCGCTTCCTCACCGCCAGGCGCCGCGGTGTCGCCACCCTGTGCTGTGGTGCCTGTGCCGGTGACGTTGATCGGCTCGTGGTCGTCGAGTGACTTGCCCGCCATCTCGTCCGCGGTCAGGCCGGTTTCCTCGGGGAACGCCCGCCGGAGCGCGGCAGCCTCGGCGCACTTCTCGAGCTGGCCCCACGTCCGCTTCGACCACATCGCGTTCGGCTCCTGCGTGTCGCGCTTCGCCGTCGCGTAGGACTCGAGGAAGTACACCTTCGGTCCGACAAACGCGCACCGCTGGCCGGCGACGAGCCGGTAAACGGTGACCTGCGCCCACTCGGGGAACTCGAAGTTCTTGGCGTTGCCGAGATCCTGTTTTTGGATCGGGCCGAACTTGGTCTCGTCCTGGCCGGCGAAGAGGCCGGTGCGGGCCGCGGTCGTGCGGATCTCGGAGATCGACGGCCACACGGTTTCGACCATGCACTTCCGCCGGTTCGACCACACCGGCACGATGTGCACCGGTTTCTTCATGGGGTCGAGCTTGCGGGCCCGGCAATAGTCGATGACCAGGCCGACCGACTGATCGGAGGCTTGGTCGAACATTTCTTTCAACGCGTTCCACTGCGACGCGTCAACCTGACGCGACAGAGCGGCCTGCGGGAGGACTGCCAACTGGGTGTTTTCGTTACTCATAGGGGGAAAAATTACTGCTGATGACTGCTGACGGTTAGAGTTCAACGGGAGCCACAGGGGCCTCCGGTTGTGCTGCGCGCTTCGCCTTGCGCTCTTCCTTCTCCAGCGCGGCCATCTCGGTGAGCTGGGTCTCGCGGTACAGCGCGATGCACTCCGCGACCACGAGGCTCATCGACACACGGCGGGCCTGCGACTGCTCGAACACCCAGTCATAATCCATGACGGTGAAACTCAGTGAGGTCGTGCGCGTGTGCCCCTTGCCCACATTGGGCCGGCGGGTTTTTCCAGTACAGGAGGGCATGGGTTAAAGTTCGACCGCCTCGGTGGTATCGATGGCAGTGGCAGGCGGCGCAGTTTGAGTGTCACGGTCACGGGCGCCATTCAGAACGTCATCAATACCGGTAGCCATCCGCTGGCCGGTCCGGCCACTCTTCTGCTCCAGCCATGCCAGGTTCTTGTCGCTCAGACCAAACATTTTGTAATTCGTCCCCTGCCCTCGCGGGCGACGAAACAGCCGGGGCTTGGTGTCGGTGCTCATGATCTCAAAACAGCTGTGCGTACACCGCGAGAAAACGACGGATCCGCTTCTCGTTTTTCAACACCTCCGCGACCTTCGGGTCACCCGGCTTCGCAGCCGAGAGGAATTTCTCGACCCACGCCACGAACGCCTTGCCTTCCAAATCGTCGGCACCCGAAACGTAATCCGTCACCGCCGACTTGTAGAGCCCCTGCAGCTCCGCCAACTGCTCCTTCGTCATCGCGAGCCCAACCCCCGTCTCCCCGGTCGTCCGCGTCTGCCGCAACTCGCCAAACTTGCCCTCCACCTGCGGCAGCCCGACGTCGATGCACAGGCGCAACAACACGGATTTTTTCAGTCCGGTCGCTTTTGCGCCGCGCTTCAAACGGGCGTGGAGAGGGGCTGGAATTTTGGTGGTGGTAGAAGGTACGGAACTCATGGGGGGTTAGAACTGACCAAACGTAAGAACGGTTCTGACTTTTGATTCAAGAAAAAAGTTTACTTGTTCCTACTATATGCGCACGTTTTACCTCTGGAAAATGGCTCGAAAAAAAACGCGCACACTTGCATTCAAAGCGACCAAGGATCTCGAGGAAAGACTGGTGAAAGCATCGGTGCGGTTGAATATTTCGAAGTCCATGCTTTTCCTGACGGCGGTGGAGGCGGTGCTGGCGGCCATTGAGCGGGATGGCGGCCTGGTGATGCCGGTGAGGTTTGACGTCAGCCGCCGGCCGGTGGGTGAGGTTGAGGTGGATGTATTGCCGCTTCCGATACACAAAGGGCCGGCGCTTTCAGAGGAACGGATCCGGGAGATCCAAAGCGAGGTGAAGGCGCAGGCTGGAAAGGAAGGTGGTGTCGGGGGGGGGGATTTGACGCCTGATGCACCGGTTCGGCCCTGAAGTCGTCGCTTCGATCGAGTCCGCCA